AAATAAAACTATGGCCCAGCAAACGATCAACATCGGCACCATCGCCAACGACAACACCGGGGACACCCTCCGCGGCGCCGGCGAGAAGATAAACGACAACTTCGACGAGCTGTATGCCGCCCTGCCGCTGGTTACACCGACGACCTGGGTGCCGACCCTCATCGACTCCGGCGGTGGCCGCACCTTCAGCATCACCACCAACACCGCGCGGCACACTACCATCGGATGTGTGACCACCTTCACCGCGGACGTCACCGTCAACTCGGTGACCGGATCCGCAACGGGCAACCTCCGGCTGTCGCTGCCCGACCCCGTCACCTACGAGGCCGCCGCCGCGGTGTGGCTGACCAACGGAACCAACCAGGCCAAGACTGCAATCATCGCCAGGCTAATCGCCGGCACCAGCTACCTCGAGCTGTCGCACTTTGAAAACGGAGCCGCCGATAGCCTAGCCCCGCATCTCCAGGCCACCAGCCGGCTCATAGTCTCCGGCACTTACTTTACCGCCTGATGACCACCATCGGATCCAGTCTCCAGCAGGGTATGGCGGTGCTCCAGCAAATGCTGGGGGCTCCCATGTTCATTTGGGAAGGGACGTCGATCCGATGCATCCCGGCTGCCGTCAACGATGCCAACGTGCCCATCTCCGGTGGGTTCCAGGACAACGTGACATCCAGGATCCTGGTCATGTTCTCCGACTGGAAAACCTGCGACAGCACCCTGGTCTCAATGGATTCGACACTCTACACGCTCGACCAGGGCACAACCTTCTCCAGGCTACTCAAGGAGGACGGCCAGTTCATCCTCCAGGAGAACAGCGACCGCATCGCCCTGACCTTCTGCAAGCCGAGGCCGGTGGTCGGCAGGACTCTGGTCTATCAAGGCCGCACCCTCCGCATCCTGTCCTGCCGCGTGGATGCCTCCGGCGCCTACTACAACCTGGAACTGGGGGCCAAGACCAAGTGAGGCCCGTTGTTAACATGACGGTCGACTCGAGTAAGTTCGACGCTGCCATGAAGCAGTATCTGCTGACGACATCGCGCGATCTTCACAAGGCCATCAACAGCCGGTTCTTCTACCTGATGGTCCGGCTGTTCGTCCTGGTGCCGCCCAAGAGCCCGGGCCAGGAGCGCCGCAGGATCTCAGACTACCTAGGGACTCCGGTCGGTGACATCAACCGCAAGAGCAAGAAGACCGGCAAGCGGATCGGTAAATCCCGAATCCTTCGCCGGGTGCACCTCATAGCTCAGTCGAAAGAAGCCAAGGGCGGTCGCCGCGGCCTCTATGGCGAAGAGATGAAGGCAGCAGCCTCGGCCCTGATGCGGAAGGCCATCGGGTCGGTCGGATATCTACGCTCCGGTGTGGTGAAGATGATCCGCGTCTACAACAAGGGCTTCAGCCAGTTTCAAAGCGCCAAGTGGAAGCCGCTGTCGAAGCCTCCCGGCTACAAGGCGCCGAAGCAGACCAACGCCGCCCTGGTCTCACTTGCTAACCAGTACGGCCTCAACGAAGAGAACGTCGCCACGCACAAGGGCACCAAGGCCCGAGGATTTCAGGCTGTCCCAGGCTTCAACCCGACAGCCTCGGTGGTAATGACCGCGGGTATTGCTGACAGCCAATACAACCGGGTGGCCGGCATCTACAACACGGCCATGCAGAAGGCCTTCGACGACGAGACGACAGAGATGGTCAACCACATGACCGAGGCCCTCCTGGCCAACGGTAAGGTTCTTGAAGACAACGGGATCACAATCAAATGAACGCCGTCGCCCTAAGAGCTGAACTTGCAGTCGCTGACTACCTGGCGGCCGCCGACTGGTCGGCCTCCGGCGCCGGCACGCCCACCTGCCTCACGTCCTACAGCCGCGGTCTCTACGACGATCCAGACGACCAGGACGTCATGCCCAACTTCCCACGCCTGGTAGTCTCGACCAACTCGGCCAGGCCAATGCAGCGCACCGACTTAACCTGTGAGATCGAGATCGCTGTCGAGTTGCAGCTATCGGCCGACGACACCGACGAGGCTGCTGTGCTGACCACCGTCCAGGTGCTCGACAACCTGATCCTGCCGCTCTTCGACGACACCGGGGCCTCGGCCTTGGATGCCGCAGCAAACGATCCCAGCGGCCCGTTTACCGCGCAATTCGCCGCCCCTCTGGACTTTGGGGCATCCTCAATCTCTAATAGGTCTAGGACGTTCACCAGGACCTTCACACTCTACTGCAGCGCAACCATCTAACCTTAGACACCTATGGCTAACGTACACGGAAATAAATATCTCTTTGGATCACCGGCGACCTTGGCAATGTACGACGCCTCCGGCTCGCTCATTGTCAGCGGATACATCTCGCCCGAGATTGAAAGTTACGACATCACCGGGGAATGCGACACCGAGGAGGTTCGCAACAACAATGGCGAGGTGGTCGGCCACATTGCCTACAACAACCGCCTGACCCTGACCATCAATTTCATTCCTGTTGGAACGAATGCCACGGCAGCCACTGCACTTAACGAGCGTCTCTACGGCTGCTCGTTGCCTCAAGGCAACGGGACTGTTGCGATCACCAACGCCCCTGTGATCAATTTTGGCGGATACGCTGACGCCATCAACACCGGCAGCGGTGGTCGATGGATCTATGCCGGCGGTGGTTCAATCAAGACCACCCAGACCGGCAAAGCCACCGGGACGATCACTCTCAAGCGCTTTCCCGCCATCAGCGCTGCCGCGGCCACCAACTTGTGACCGCTCTGGCCGACATCCTGAACGCTACAGCCGAGCCCTGTCCCGTTGTGATGGGGCTCCGGCTGGTGCCGTTCAGCGTCGGCCATTCTCTGGTGCTGCATCGTATTGGCTCGCCCTTGGCCCTTGGCGGCCCCGTAGAGCGTTCCAATCTCATGGAGGCTGTGTTGGTGTGCTCCCAACCTGTCAGAGAGTCCCTGAAGGCAATCCGCTCACCACTGCGAGGCCTGGCGATCTGGCTATGGGCAAAGAGGACCAAGCATCTTTCATTCGATGCCGAGTTTGAGAAGTGGAACGACTGGATGGCCAAGCAGTCGACGGCCCCCGAAATCTTGAGCAAGCCTGGGAAAGGGCGCACACTAGCTATGCCTTGGCCCGAGAGAATGCTGGCCTGCTGCATGGATATCGGTCTCCAGGAGAATACTGTATTGGCCATGCCAATCGGTGACGCCGAGCGCCTTGTCCTGGCTCGTGCGGAAACCCATGGAGATGTCGAGCTGTGGAGCCCCAAGGACGAGGCCCTCTGGCATTGGGCGCAGCAACAAAACACCAACAACTGACCATGGCTATATTCTCTCTTCTCGCAAAACTCGGGCTCGATGGCACTGCCTTTGAAACAGGCCTAAAGCGGTCTCAATCGCTCGCCAAAAGTATCGGCAGGGACATTTCAGGAACGGTGGCCGGTGTTTTCGCGGTCGATAAGCTGGTCGAGTTTGGAACTCAAGCACTTGAGACCGCCGGAAAACTCCAAGACCTATCAACGCAACTCGGTGTGTCTGCCGAGTTCTTGCAGGAGATGAAGTTCGCCGCCGATATGGGCGGATCAAGCCTGGATGCGGTCTCTACGGCACTTGAGAAAATCACAATCGCACGAGGCAAAGCACTTGGAGGAGATCAAGGCCTGGTTGATGCCTTTGCCCGTTTCAAAGTCAGTGCTTCGGAAATCAAGTCAGCAAAGATTGAGGACATCTTCCTGAAGATCGGCCGTGCATTTGAAGGTGATGCCAACCCGCAAAACCTTCTCACACCTTTCCGTGAACTGGCTGGCAAAAGCGCTGGCGCCTTGATTCCAGCCATGGCGTCGGGACTTTCGGATGCAGCAAATCAAGCCCACAGATTGGGTATGATCATGTCGACCGACGTCATAGACACCTTGGACGAGGCAAACGACCGTGTGGACATCATGCGGAAGACTATGGAAGCTGGAACCGGCTCATTCATGGCCAAGATTATTGAGCCAGCTTTCCGGCAACTCGAAGCACTAGGTGCAGGCATTCAAGGATTCTTTGGTGCTATGTTTGCCGAAGGCCGAGCCGGTTTCCAAATCGAGAACTTCTTTCAGCAGTTTGCACAGGCCAGACGCGCAGCCCTGGACGAGATGGATGCCGAAATACAAGGCAAACGCGAGGCTAGGGACAGGCGAGCAGAGGTCAGACGGAAGATTGAGATGACTCCGGAAGGTGAAAAGTTCAAGACCGTGGCGGTTTCCGCGGCTACCGGCGACCAACTCGCACGCACCGGTGGATTCACCGCTTTTCAGACAAACATGGACCGATACTTTGGATCGGTGAAAACTCAGGCTCAGGATATCCGGGACATCGCCCGAAACACTCAAAGGACGGCTGAGGCCGTCGAGGAATAACATGGCAACGATCCAGGGTAACTTAATCGCTCCAACGCCGCCTCCGAGCAACACGCCGCTGACCTATGTAGAAGTCAGCCGTGGATACGACAACGTCGGCAATGGGCGAGTTGTCACGCTGACATTCAAAGGCCCCAAGGATGCCCTCCGGATCGCATCGGCCCAATGGGTGGCTTTGGGCGCCAAGTACAGCATTCGAGAGGAAGGCCCTTATTCTGAGGCAACCGTTACCATCGGCGGCACATCATTCGACCCAGGCCTTCCGATTCAAGACCAGAGCATCCCGCAGGTAGGTGAACTGGCCGACATCCGCTACGAGTTCCGGACTGATTACGTCGACGTGAGCATCTTTGCGCTTCCTGCCGTCGCCAGGGAGGCCACAATCACTGGAAATCCGGCAGGCTACAAATACACCCTTGAGACTGCTGTCAGGAACGGAGATCCACTGCCAACAAACAGCGGAACCATGGCCACCAAGGTTTATCAGAAGCTGTCCCGCGGTGAGGAATCTTTCCCAGTTGCTCGGGTCAGCCTGACCAGGATAGCCACATTTTCGGGAAACCTAGGTCTACCACAAACGCCCCAAGGAATCCCACCTGTCTACACACCGGCATCCTTTGCAATCGCTTGGCAGCTTCCGTTTGCTGTGCAGCAAATGCTTCCCCCTGTTCCGGTCGACCCAAACACCGGACAAATCCAAGCACCATCTGGCACCGCTTGGGGCTGGAAGCTGACAAACTATTCAACGAGCCTTGTCACAAAGACAAACCAAGTAGAGCAAAACATCTCCTGGACGTTCGCCCCATACGATCTCGACATTTACCCCTTCTTTTAACCTCAACTAACACACCTCTATGGCAGACGAAATTCAAATGACCGCCCGGCTGTACGCTTCCAAAAACGGAGCCTACCTGCCCTCAGTAACCTACACCAAGAGCGCCACCATGGTCGGCACCGACATGGGCAGCCAGACTCAGGCTATCGGCACCGCATCTTCTGAGACCCTGGACGTTCCTGTCGACGTGACCAGTCCCTACAAGGTGCTGATCTCCAACCTAGACTCGACCAACTACGTCGAGCTGTCGTTCACCTCTGGCTTCGCCGCGGGTGCCGGCACGATGCGCTTACCGGCAGGCGAGACCATGCTGATCCCGTACATCAACACGAACCTCTACCTGATTGCCAACACCTCCGCGGTGACCATCCAGGCGACCTTCTGCGAGATTTAACGCACCAACCCTATGGCCAACGAAGTCGAGATGTCCGCGCGGCTTTACGCCTCCAAAGGCGGTGCTGTGATCAACTCACTGTCTTACAGTGCGATAGCCAACATGACCGGCACCGACATGGGGCAGCAGACCCAGGTGGTCGGCACTAGCGACGAGACCCTGGACCTCACCGCTGACCTGTCTACACCCTATCGCCTCCTGGTGGTCAACCTAGACCTAGTTAACCCGGTCTCTATCGGGCCTTCCTCACCGTACTCGTTCCAGATCCCAGCCGGGCAGTTCATCCTGATCCCGTGGGTCGACGCTACGATGTACGTCAAAGCCAGCAACAGCTCCGTAAAGATCTTCGCTCAGTTCTGCGAGATCTAACCAGCCATGGCCATCCAACTGCCCTCCAAACTGGCCGAGACTGGCCTTAAGGCAGATCATGCCCGGGCCATTAACCAGCTCATCGAGGCCGTGCGCCGGGTCCAGCTCGTCGCCGGGCCTGGCCAACGGGTCGAGCAGAACGCCAACGGCACGACCCTAAAGACCCCGGTGATGTCGACGACGGTGCAGACCTCCGAGGAGTCCTGGTTCTACTGACCCATGCCCTACGCTACCGACAGGAAAGACAAGATGTTCACGGCCTACAACCTGAACACCTTGTACAGCCGGTTCGACGCGAAATGTCGGGCAGCGTTGAATGAGATGGGTCCGCTGTGGGCGCAATCGAGATTCCAGCCTTTTGATAACTGGTCAGCGCCGTTCCCTTACGGCGTCTGGTATGTCTACAGGAACGATCCTGAGACGGCTATGCGCCTGCATGACGATGGAGGCGTGCCTAACCCTTCAATCCCTGGAATCGGGTACTACCGAGACGAGCACAACCAGGTGGCCGCCCAGATCGAGCTGTCCAAACTAGAGAACAAGCACCTCGATGTGGCCGGCGGCCAGGTGTACGTCGACCATCACAGCACCGTAGGAGATCCGTTTACCTGCAAAGTCGAAAAAATCCACTACAGCTTCGAGCTGTTACGCCGTGAGGTGGCCGGCATCCAGTACGACGTCCATCTAGGCTGGGATCCTCAGGCCGGCTCAGGCCTGACGTCCTATGTCCGCGGCAGCCTCGGGCCTTCCGACCCCACACTGCCTCCTGGTCGGATCCACAAGCACAAGCTGGCTGTCGCCGAGATCGCTATCGAGGGCCTCGAGGTCTTCCGCATCCTCAACACCTACCAGCGCTACGACTGCTGGCGCGTGCACAACTGCGGCACCACCACCGTGCAGGTGTTGCTCCAGCTACCCGATGGCAACGCCGACAGGGAGTTCGTAGGCCCAGGGCAGGTCCGAGCCTTCCGACGCCGCCAGGACGGCACCTGGGCCACGCGCTGGCCTAACGGTGGCTTCTGTTACCATTTCTTCCCGTACTTCCCTGGGGACGTGCCGTATTTCGCCGAGGGACCGCCAAGCTGGCAGGGCTCCGCCACCTCGCCATTCCTCGCCCTCGAAAGATCGGCCCAGGCCAACAACGTGGCCAATCCGTTCATCATGTTCGACTGGCTGCACACGATGGGCGCCCAGATCGACCCGACGGTGCATCACGACATCCGGCAGGTTTACCCCCAGACCTACGCCGACCCAGGCGACCACAGGCAGCAGCTCGGCGACCTGGTGTTTACCTGGGGACGAGCCCGGGTAAGATATTTATTCGACAGTTTGGCCGCCTATGTTTCCGAGGAAAAGATCGTCAACTTCCCGGGTGTTGGGAGCCTGGTGCAACGGTTGGAAGGCCTCGGAATCACCGTGGTGCAGAATCCGACAAGCATCACGCTGACTAGCCGCCGAGGCCTGATACAGATCAGTCCAATCGACTGCAACATCTTCAGCGATCCACAGAATCCAGTGTGGGAGATCGGTGTGGTGCCAGTCACTATTTCGACGATTTATCCAAGCTCCACAAATCTCGCACCATTCTGGTCTGCCGGCAATGAGGCAACGATCTTCGACAAGGTGCTCGATGTGCGCCGCCGGCTGGCTGTTGAAACTGGATTCCTTGCCAACTACGACGACGTCCACGACATCACCGAGGACCGTGTCGGCCTGCTCAGACTGACACCCCAGGGGCTGGCCTGTAGCGTAGGAAGCCCGATAGGCATCGACGGTAATTTGCTGATTAATTACGAGGCCTACGCCTCAATCACAGAACTTTACGTTAAGAGCTACAACCCGGGCTATGGCGTCGGTGCATGGACCGACTTTTATCTTTCGTCGTACACTCGAACAGCTCTGATTGTCCCTTCAAAGGTAGGCACCGTAACAGGTCAATGGGTTAATCTGTTCCCAACAACTATCTGGGAAAACGTTCCAACTTCGAGCTTGCTGTATCAGGGGTCGATTAATGCAGCCTTTATCCCGCCAGGAGGGCCTTGGGGATTCGCATCAGGCAACTACGACAACGAGCTGATGCGAGCCACCTATGGCGATCCTGACCACGCTTCAATCTCTGGATTTGAGGCTGACTTCTGGGTCAACAAATGGGGAGGGCCCAACGGTGTCGATGCCTCGGTGCGGATCCTGGGTAGCCCTAACAAAACACCTAAGTTTGCAGAGGGACCGGATGGCGCTTTTGGACTCTTGCAGAAATCTATCGATGACGTTTTTAGGGACAAGCTGGGATCTCGGTTCGCTTCGACCGTACCGCTTCAAACCTTAACCACAGTCGCCAACTACCGAGACGCTCTTGCGTCTATCAAATTCGATAACGGCGGCTACATATCCAGCACCTTCGATGTCCCGTACCGCCCATTATTGACTCTGAATGGCGGCCCAGGCTGCGGCCCATTCTTCCACAAGATCCCGAAGAGCGCCTGGCTGTGGAACCTGCTGCAATGGCGCCTGGACTCATGGACCGAGTCGATCTGCCTCTGCACCCAGAACCTCGCCCCTGGCCTGCCTGGATTCTTCGGCACCGGGTACGAGCCCGACTTCGACCTCGATGCCTGGTATCTCGACGCGGCCGGCTACGATCTACTGAGCGGCCAGGGCGTCCAATGCTTCCGAGGTGAGGACAGCTTCTCGACCGAATATTTCTTTGTGCCGCCCGAGAACTTGCAAACCTGGTGCCGGAAGTTCGGCTTCACGTCGGGCAACTGGCAGACCGAGAACGGGCAGCCGACCGAGTTCCCTGCGGTGGCAGCCACCCGGGTAAAGCCGTACCGGAGCTACTCGCAACGAGAGACCCAGAAGGTATTATCCTACTTCGACGCAACGACCAATTCTCAGAAATACCTGACCCTGAGCTTCGTTGATCTTAAGGGAATTTGACCCCTGTTTGACCCCTGCAAACATTGGGTTTTCTCTTAAATCTACAGAAAAAAGGTTTTCTCTGTAGACGGAAGGCTGGGCATCGCCCATCTTGATCACGTCGAAGGCAACAAAAACAGCAAACCAAAGCAAAACATGAGCAAGATCATCACCGTCCAACTTCCGACCGAGACCTCCTACTGGGGCAGCACCGCCACCGAGGCCGACGTCTACCGCATCATCGGCAACCTGGAGACGATGATCCGAAGCCAATTCCCTGACGTCGACATCGACTTCCAGCATATGCAGGAGCCTCGAGGCCGCGGAATCTTTGGAGACGACGAGTCGATGATGGATTCCATCTACCAATTCATCCAGGACAACTGGACCGCCGCCCTCTGACAACCTTAGCCCCGGGTGGGGCCAATACCACCCCCAGGGGCGCGACTGGTTAACGCGCACAACTCTCCAAACCATGAAACCATTTAATCAACTGACCAACTCTGAGGTGCTCAACCTCACCAACGAAGACCTCAACGATGCCATCCTATTGGAGGCAATCGATCGAGGTATCCAACCGCCAATCACACTTTCAGAAGCGCTTCGCCGCAGCGAGTGGCGCGGTTACACAAAACCCGCTGAGTCCATCAAGGTGTTCACGCTCAAGGTTGGATACCACAGCTCCAACTTTGGCTTCCTTGACGAGAAGTTAGCCGAGAGAGCTCTTGAGGGAATGATCTGCATTGAGGAGAACAGCTACAGCCATCCCAAAATAAAAATTACCAGCGACACTCCTCAGATTGTTTTAAAGTACGTCGGTGTCGAAGCTGGTTCGCAGAAGGCTTCAAAATTCGAGGAGTTCACACAGGACGACACTGAGTTTAACAAGGTGCGCGACGAGTGCCTTGAGAAATATAGCGAGGTGCGCCAACAAGCGTACAACGCCAAGGTTAGGCAGGAGAAGCGCACCGAGTACCTGCGACTTGCCCGTAACGATGAGGAGATTGCCAAGGCGTTCTGGTCCAAGGTGGAGTCCGGTGAGTGGCCGAAGGCTGAAACCAATGGAGATGTGTTGTGACCACTCTCTCCAACCTCATCTCGGCCCTGATAATGGTCGAGAGCAGCAACAACGACTTGGCCATCGGTGACCAAGGCCGGGCCATTGGATGCCTTCAGATTCACCGCGCGGTTGTCCTGGACGTGAACCGGATCACCGGCAGCCATTACCGGCACCAGGACATGACCAACCGGGTGGCGGCCCGAGCAGTCTGCCAGGCCTACCTGACGCACTACGGCCGCGGCGCCACCACCGAGCAGTTAGCCAGGAGATGGAATGGGGGCCCGACTGGCGACCGCAAGCCGGCGACGGTGGCTTACTGGGCGAAGGTAAAAAAGGTGATCAAATGATTTTCCTAGGCGCGGCGCGGCAGGCCCAGGCGTGGCATGGCTCGGCGTGGCGAGGCAATACGTCACCTGGTACGGCAACCAGGACAATTTTTCAGGGTTAAGCAAGGCGCGGCAAGTCGCGGCGGGGCATGGCCGGGCGCGGCGCGGCTAGGCAACAACGCCTGCCGGTAAGCGGTATCACCGGACACTTTCGGTAAACAACAACAAGGCAACCAAAGCAAAACAACATGAAGCAAATCAAAGTCAAACTCACCGGGCTGCGGCCCCTCATCATGCACAACGGCCTGATGGCGGATCCGACTAACCCATACACCGTGGCCATCAAGAAGATCACCTCCAAGGGATCCAAGAAGATGACCATACACGATCACCAGGAGCGCGACCGCCTGGAATGGGAGGCCGGCCTCT